ACGCTGTCCTTGATAATAAATTTATCTACACATTTATCTGTTAATTTCTTTTGCGATATACAAGATGTAAATAGGAATATTGCAATTATGTATTTCATAATTTACCAAACGTTTGTTCCTCTCTACACTTGTTAAACAAATGCAGGAATTGTTGCCAAAATTGTTTCATAATAAAAAGTTTAATGCCCCACCATTTAGTGAGGCATTTGCGTTATCATTTTTTCTCAATATCCTTTGCAAAGATACCAACTAACAGCATACCTAAACCAGCAAGAATTAATGGAACATCTTGCTTCTGCAAACCTTCGTAAATCATTGGCAAACCTGCTACAGCACCAAATACGGAAGTCTTTAAATTGTCAAGGAAACTTTTCATTTGATTTTATTTTAAGTGTGAAGAATTAAAATTTAACGTAATTGTTTTCGTCAACTTTGCCACTCATATAAAGGCTGTACAAAGAACGTATGGAGTGTCCAAAGGTCTTTTGGAAATGTGGACTATCTACAAATTTCCAATCGCCGCCCCACTCCCAGCCATACTCTTTAAACACTTGCACAACTTCTCGCCAATCACTTTTACCATCGCCGTCAAAATCCTTTTTAATATCCCAACTTGCATTACGACCATCTATTAATACGATGTCTATTGCCAAACCATAATTATGATAAGAAAAACCTTCACGAGCCTGTGTAACAATTCTACCAGCCTTAGTTCTACCCTGTGCAAACAATTCTCTTTGTTCAGCAAAGGTTCTTAAGGTGCTGGTAAACCTGCAAAATGCCTTACCTGTTAGTACCTCGTTAATGTCCTCGTAAATGTTATAAACTTCTTCTCTTAATTTAGGATGCAGAATCGCTATCCTGTCCATCGTTTTTATGTCGCTCATATTTGCCTTTTTCGTTTTTGATTTTGTAAATAAGGTACACAATAGAAAGCAAAGATATTATCCAAGTAAACCCAACGTTAACAAACTCTAAACCCATTATCTGCAATGCGTTTAACCATATTGCCCCAAGTGTCGAAGGTACACCAATTTCGTCTTTCATAAACATATTCATACTAAACAGGAATTTGACAATAGTTTAAAGGTAATGGCGCATTAATTTGAATTTGTGCTGTAACACCTGCAGTAAAGTCGTCAAACCTTTCCTCAAAAAACTCTATAGACACATTGTCTGCAACGTTAAAATTATATGCTTTATCTAATTTAAATTTGGCAATAAAATCTAATGCGACTTGAAGTTGGTCGCTTTGCAGTTGTAAAACGTTTGATTTATCTTCTATCAATAAATCCGCAAACAACATAAGCAAATTATAACTCATACTTCCTCTATTGTAATTAGAAGGCTGCACCACAACCCATAAAACAGGGTATTGTATTTCCCCACCATTATCAACATAATCGTAAATATCACCCTCTCCGAATGTTTTTATCATTGGATGGCTTTCGGACAATGTTTTTATCTGGTTTATTAGATTGCTTAAAGTCATCTTTCTTTTTTAAGTATTCTTTTAATTTCTTTTCGTTCTTGGTGTATGCCATAATTAAAATGGTTTCTTATACCTGTTGCCTTGATATTTTTCGCTATATGGTCTTCTATCTTCGTAATAACCACTTCCTAAATTAATTGGAACTCTGTATTGGTTGCTTACAGGGTGTATTGTGGTAACATCACTTCCAGGGTTTAAGTATTCTGGATATAATGTGCTGTTGGCACATAAGTAATTAATTGTTCTTTCTGCATACCACTCTGCATAACCCCTATAATATTCGCTTATGCTATTTAATTCCGCTGTTGTTGGCTGCTCACTAAATTCGCTGGTCTTTTTTAAAACCCCTTTATTTACGAACTTGTACTGCATTGCCATTGGCAATTCACCCAAAACATAATTAAACAACGTATCTGTTAAATAAGAATCAAGTAAGGTTTTGTAAACTGCGTTTCCAACTAAGCCAATTTGGTTATCTAAAATAAGTTGAAGAATTTTATTGTATAATGCGCTGCCAACAATAGGATGAATGTACCTGTCTTGCGTCATTTTAATAACCTGTGTAAGGTTTTTCAAATCTATGTTTGCACTTGCAATTGTATAGTCTTTAAAAGACTGCTCACTAATCATTAAGACATTTGCGCTCATCGTGATTTTTTTTCGGTTACAACATTACGTTTCCATTCGTGGCGACAATATGCTGTCGTCTTACCTGTATCTGGGTTAGTGTACCAGCCGCCACATAATTGAAATACGGAGTACCCAAGTTGGTTTGAGATATCTTGTATTTCTTCTCTTGTGAAGAATAATTTGCTATTGTACAACTTTTGGCATAAAGGTCTACTCTGCGTTAATGGTTTTGGTACACCCTCTCTTTCCTCGTAAGAATATAAAACTTTGTAAGAGGTAATTGGTGTTAACTTTCTTATTGCAGCATCCCCTGTCTTAGTTATGCTTCTTGTAATTTCCCCTGCTCTTGAAACCTTTTCCTTAATAACACCATCGTCTATTAACGTGTTAATTCTATCTTGTACAACATTCTTGCTTACATTGGCTTTCTTAGATATGTCCTCAATAGTTACATTTGGGTTGCCCTTAATGGCTGCTAAAATGTTTTCGTCTGTTTGGCTTAATTGATATTCTGCATAAGAATCGTACCTAACCAACTCCTCAACATCGCTAAACAGCATCTTATCTGTTTGTAAAACAACGTAATTGTCCTTGTTTAAACCTTTGCCCTCAAACAATGCAATTATCTCATCGTCTTTTTTCGTTTGTTTACAATGCACTTGCATTGCCTGTACATCTGTTGGCGCTTCTATTTCTTTAATTGCTGGTTGTAAGCCAATTAAACCCCTTAATTCGTCGGATGTCATTGCATCAATAACTTTACCAACCAGCGCAGGAGATAGGCTGTTTAAAGCGTTTATAACGTTTTGGCTACCTGTTGCCTCTGTTTTCTCTATTTGTGGCAAACTTAGTTTCTCGCGAATCTCATCTTGCGTCATATTTGCGCTTATAATGGCTTCGCTAAACTCGTAAGCAATAGGCTCTGTTCTCTTTAATTTCAACTGCGCTGTAACATCATTGTAACCATACAGGTAATTTACCACCGCCTCAATGCTTTGCTGCTTTCCGTTTATGTATGTGTTTTGAAATAACTCGCTGGATTCCCTTAATTCTGCACGACCACCCAATTGTCCTTCTGTTTTAATGCCAAACAACATCGGACTTGTTACCTTATGTCCAGAAAATATTTCTTGCTGGACAGTCTTATTAAGCAAATCAAAGTGTTTATCTAATTCTGTACCGCTTAAGTCTATAATAGATGGCGCATTGTCCTTGTTTTCGTTAAAAGACAACATAAACTTACCAGCGTTCTTAGAGCCTGAGAATTTATCTTTAAACAACTTCTCAATTCTATCTTCTTCCTCTTGGCTTACAGAACCACCATTAAGGTTAATCAACTTGCTGCTAAACATACCATTGTTAATCGTATTTAAATGGTATTCCCCAATTGAAATATCTACTTCTATGTAGTTAATTGCACCCCTATAGTCTGGCAAAGAGTACAAATCGTCTCCTGCCCTATATTCCTTGAAATAAAGTATCTGCGAACCTGTTGGGTTGTTTTCGTCAAACTTAGGGTAAGCAATGAAATTGGGGTTTGGGTTTACGCTGCCATTCTTTATCCAATCGTCTGCTACATAAAAAGTATCGCACTCTTTACTTAATCGTACTTTGCAATAATCTATATGGTATAATTCTGCAATTTCACCTGTTGCTTTACTCCAAATAACCTGCAAATAATAACCCCCAAACAATGTCAAGTCGGTAGCAATCTTCTTTGTTAATTCTTGCAACGTTTCGCCGTTATTGTTTACACTATCAATAACGCTATAGGCTTTCGCCTTTTCCATTTCATCCTCTGTAATTGCTTCCCAGCCATTGCCACAAATGTAATCAACCTTGCCTGTTACGATTGCGTTATGTTTAGCACTATTGTTATACAGGCGCAGCAAGTAATTTGGGTAATCATTCTTTTCGCCATAATACACCCAATCCTTACCCTTAACCTCTTTATAAATTGGGAGAGGTACTTGGTCAAACTTTAAGAATTTTATCATATTGTATATGTTTTGAAGTTTCCGTTATAACCTTCGTAACGCGAAACCCCTTCATTGCTTAAATTATCTGCCTCTAACAGCATTTTACCTGTTGCAATTACAACATTACCGCTGCCAACCTGTGTAACATAGTAATTCCAAAACCCCTTTGTCTTGTTTAGAAACAGGGTATCTAATATTTGAAATTTAGAATACCGATTTTTGTATAAACTTGTATCTGTTAATGCAGCAACTACTTCTTCGGAGGTAACTTGATGCACAAACTTGAATTGATATGTATTGCTGGTTGTTAACCTCTTATCTGTAAGAGGTATGTAAATATCTTGGCTCACATTATACTCTACTCGTATCATACTCTTAAATATAAGAAACCAAACATTGTATAAAAAAAAAGGCACTCACTTGAGTGCCATTAATCAAAAACAACTGAAACAAATATCTTAAGCAATTGGGATAACAGCCGTAACACTTGCAGCAAGTTCTTTTTCGTTACCTGTAAAGGTCAAAGTGTAACCACTTCTATCTCCAAAGGCTGTACCAGATGCAGAACCGCCACCTGTTAAATCAAGACCATACCCTCTACCCAAGAACCATTGACCGCCATTTGCATCAACTACAATAGCAGCAACCCTGTTCTTCGCGAGAAGTAGTATTTCGTTTCTTGTATTTACTTGCAATTTGTTTAGGATAACTTCCAATGTTTGTGCATAGAAGACAGTTCCGTTTTGAACGTTTGTTGTAACTGCCTCTGCAAAATTTGAACTTTCTTTTACTAAATCGTATTTGTAAAATTTCTTTCCTGCATCCATAGTAATTGCAGTAACTACTCCTGCAGCCTCCGTGACAGAACCTAAGTCCTCCCAAGCGGCAAAATAGACTGCCTGTATTCCACCAATGGAATCTTTACAATCTAATGTATAACTTTGAGTAAGTGCGCAAGGCATAAATTTAAAATTTAATATTTTATAAAATATGGGGAGAAATTAATCTCCCCAATTGTTATGCTGATAACTTCCAATAAACTACCTCGTCTGGGAAGGCAACTTGTACACCAAGTTTGAATTCTACTACGAAACGCATTTCGTCAGACTCTTTTGCATAAAACAACTCGAACTTATCTTGCTCGTTCATAAGGTCTGTTCCTACATAAATGTTAGACATTGAGCAGCCAAACATCTTGTCTGTGCCATTCAAACCATTAACACCAATCAACCTTACATTTGTTCCTGGAACAATTGTTTCCATATTTGCAGCGTCTACAGAATAGTGGAACAAGTTTGCTTCGCGCAATGCAACAACATACTCTCTAAAGGTATCGTTACCACAGAAAATTACGAAGTCTTCTTTATCCAACAATGCTGCAGGAATAGAAAGGAACATATCGTCAACCGCTTGTCTTACGTTAGACTTGGTAAGGGTTGTCAATGCACTAACATTACCATTTACAGGGTCACCAGCGCCACCAAAACCAAGAGAATC